GCACTACGCAGAGCGCGGCTCTGATCGCATAGACCTTGATGTCAGCTCAACGCGCCGCAGCATCAGCCGGGCTGAATTTGACTTGCACGTTGAGCTGGGCTTTCCGTCGCGCGCGGAGGTGCCCAATGGCAGCATCGGCCCACTGTGTTTGCCCGATCTGATCGCAATCAAGGAGGCGCGAGGGCGTGTCTACACGTAAACCAAGTTGCCGACACTGCGGCGGGAAGGGGTTTGTAATGATCCTTTCCCGCATGGACGGAAAGCCAGTCACTCGGAAGACGCCACCGGATCATCGTGAGGACAGGCCGTGCACGCTATGCGCACCACGCCCAGCTCTCCGCATGGCAGCGCCTAAAAGGCGTGATGCGTCCTAGACGCATAAGCATCTTTGGAGAGCGCTATGCTGGCGCAGGCAGCCACGCTATTGGCGCTGTCACGGGCCGTCCGCAGGCCGGATCGTCTGGCGTGATTGTCACCTTGTACCCCACCACCCCGGCGGCCATGCGCGGCCGCATCACAACAACAGAGAACGTGTACGCATCTGGCCGGGCCATGCGATGGTTGAGCGACGCGGAAACTGAACCGCGTTCGTCTTTTAGCTCTCCGCCATCAACAGTGACAAACAGCCAGTCAGCCGCCGCATGGCAGTCTCTCGACTTTTGCGCAGAATACACAATGCTGAAAGCATCTGGCGCGGCGGGGCTCTCAAGCACGGACACGGGGCCAAATTCCAGCCACGTCGGGGGTGGTATGATCTGATTGAGGAACGACGGGGCCGCGAGCCACCCCGCCAACGTGACGCTGGCGGCGGCCAATACAGTGGTTGTTGTTTGCATTACAGCCATCCCATCTTATCTGCGATCTGGTACAAGAAGCTGCCGATTATGCCGCCAGCGCCAATGCGCACGGACCACTCCTTGACTGCCCGCCAATTCTCTGCCGCCCGGCGATCTTTCTTGATGCGGCGCTCCAAAACAACGGCGCGCTGCGCTTCATCCGGGTCTGTTGTCTCATTCCATAACCAGGCATCGGCGCGGCTTGCGGTCTCATCATCACTCATCCTTGCAAATCCTTTTCGCCGCTGCCAACAATTGTCTGAGCGCCAATCTGAGAGCGCGCACCAGCGTGGCCGCCACGTAAATATCTGCGACGATCACCAGCGCGGACAGAAGAACTGCGAAGAATTCTACCAACTCCTCCCCCTGCGCTGGGTGCGAGATATATCAAGAACATTAACTCGTTTACCACACGCAACGCGGGAATTGGATAGAGTAACCAAAAGAGCACGTGCACCGCCGATATTGTCGCGGCCGCTGCCGAGGACACAAAAAGCCTTTTGCCGAGCATCGCGAGGGCGACGGCCGACCAAATAGCCGCAATCGCCAAAGCCCAATTATCAACGCCCAGGTCCACTGCGGGCATGGCTTGATGCGCGCCCATAACAAGGCCCGTCAGCGTCACGGCCACCGCGCCAACAAGCCCGACGATGGCAGCGCTATTATGTCTGGCCCAAAGGCCAAGAACGGCAACAGCCACGCCAACAAGAGCCCAGAAACGCCACCACGAACCGTCAGACAGAGCAAGGCCGAGGGCCAGCGCGGCGGCCACAAGCACCACCGCGCTGACCATCGCCAATATGCCCGCCCGCCTCACCTGAACAGTGCCTTAATGGCGTCCAGCGGAACGCCCAGCCTGCGCGCTTCGCGATACACCGCATCTGTGTCTGCAAGGCCAATGTCCAGATTGTCCAGCACGGCCGCCTCGGCCGCATGGCCAGACAGAATGGCCGGATAGATTGCGGCAACAGGGCCAGCCATGTGTGCCAGCGCCGGGCCAAACTTGTTGACGTACAGGCCCGGCATGGCGGCCTCGCGCACGTACACGTGCACACAGTCATCGTGGCTGGCGTAGGCGTCTGCCAACTCCTGCGCCAGCCACTTCATCTTGATAAGCCATGCCGCCGCCATGACCTTTGCATTGGTCGCGCCTTCAGGCTCGCTGTAAGTCACTGCGCAACCTTAATCGCGATGCCGAATGCGTCGCCAACGGCGCGGGCAGTATCGGCACAGCCGAAGCCAGCAATCAGACTTGTGGCAATCTGCCCACCAACACTGGCCTTGCGCAGCGTCTCCTGATCCAGAGAGATTGGATTGATGCCAGCCTCATTTGCCGTGCCAACAGCTTGGGCAATCAGATCGGGCAGGGATGGCTCCTCCTCCGCGTGCGCAGCAACAGAAATCAGCGCCACCGCAGACGCCAAAAGCAATCGTTTCATGTGTCGTCTCCCTACAGTGCGTTGTCAGTCGTAACGCTGTTCTTGTACACTGGCTCGCCAGACGCATCAACGTTGTGCCCTGTCCACAACTCCGTGATATCGTTAAAGCTGTACCCGTAGCTGTTTTGCGCGGCCACGGCTGCGCTTGCATGCAGATCGGCAGTGGCTCCGCTATCGTCGCCTGTAATCGTTTCACCGTTCGTAAACGTGCCGCTGCGCGTCTCCAGAATGGCGAAGAACTCCGACGTGTACAGCTCGTGAATGGTCGCGGTTGCCCCGCTCGTGCCTCCAGTCACTTGCTCGCCTATTGTGAATGTGCCGGTGATGCCAACTCCGGTGTCAATGCGCAGATATTCTGGCGCGCCGGATATGAAATTTGCATCTGCCATCACATCGCCAGCATTCCACACTTGAATTGGCGCGCGCGTTGTGGATGAGGACGTGCGGCCCCACCCGCAGCGCAGGAGCTTGTTGCCGTGCACGCGCGTCATGGCGGCCCGCGCCGTCGCGTCTCCGTCATAGCCGCTGGCGTAACGCATCTCCGTCAGGTTGTTGTCGCACACAGACACTAGCTCGCTGGCATCAACGGCGCGCACAGCGTCTCCTTGTTTAAGGGCGTTGCGGTCCAGAATAATGCGCTTTGCAATCGTTGACCCAGCCGAAAGATCGCTAAGAACGCGGATGCCTCCGATGCCTTCATTGTCTGTTACAATGATGCTTTCCATCTCGTTGCCAGAGTAGGCGCGAACAAGAACTGCCTGATCAACCACCACATCTCCGACAAGTGGAAATACTGAGCTAGGGGCCTCAAACTTGTTGCCGGTAATCGACACCCCGAACTCCTCCGACGAAACGCACCCGCGATTGTTGACGGAAACAAACCTATCGGTGTTTGCAGTGCCCGTGTAGATGCACTTATTGTCCGATATATCGATGATCCCGCCGCGCGTCGTGGCTGAGGTGATGGCGTTTGAATTGCCGCCAATATCAACCATAATGCCGCGTCCCGTTGCAACCTGCCCCGTCTCAATGTGGTTGCCGCGAACCTCGTGATGGTGGCCCTTAAGTTCGCCAAAGTACACGGCGGACGGACCATTGTTCTGCTTGCCCCTGATGATGTTGTTGGTGATCTTTGTGTGATCACCCCCAGGAGTTACGCCTCCGTCAAGGATGCAGCCATCGTACATAATGTACTCACAGTTGCCGTGTATGTCGGCCGCCTGGGCCGCGTCACCAGAGGTTGCGACATGTGCGCCGCGCACTCTGACATGGCGCACGGGCACATCGCCATCCTCTGCCCCGCCGCCCATCGTGATACCGTGACGGCCAGCATTGAAGTACCCGCCGTCCACATCGACCATCTGACTGTTGCCGATAGACAGCCCGTAATCTGTGGACAGCGCGCTAACCTGATCGTCGGCCGCAATGCAGTTGCGCACCTGCGCTCCAACGCATCTCTTAAGACCGAGCCCAGCATAGGTAACATTGAAGACGCGCAAATCCTCTACAAGGCAGAAATGCCCATGCGTGATGCGCAGACCAAAGGTGGAGCCAGATTTTAAACCCTTGATCGTGAGGCCCGCATACTTCGCTGTCGTCATGTCCGGCACTTTGTAGATATCCACATCGGCCGCCGCATAACCATCAGATAGAGAGCCCTCTATCTCAACCGACGTGCCGGATACCGATTTGACAATGACGAACTCGCCAGCGCGATAGTTGGTGCGGAACGCGCTCCAGCTCTCATTCGTGGGGTTGAATATACACAGAACATCTCCCTGCACGATGCTAGGCGCTGACACAAAAGTTAGCGTTCGACCGGCTTTTTCAACGTCGGCCGACAAGTCTGGCAGGGCCGATAGGGCGGAGAACGCGGAGGTGACGCTGACGCCACTGGTAAGGCCGGTAGCGCCCGAGCTGTCCAGCGTGCACACTCCGTGGCCCGGCCCAACAAGAGACACGTTTTTGGGTATGGTGAGCGTGGCATTGTGCTTGTAGGTGCCGGGCATCAGCCGCACCATTTTTTTGGTGGCAGATGCGCCAGCAGCATCAAGCGCGTTTTGCAGCGCCGTGCCGTCGTCCGTCACTCCGTCACGCTGCGCGCCATACTGTTCGGGAATAAGGAAGTCCAGATTGTAGTTATCCAGGCCGCGCAGAATTGCAATCAGATCAGCGGTGTCGCCCTCTGTGCCCGTTACAATATCTGTTTCCAATGCAGTGATAAGAGATGCTGGCGTGCTCATGTTTACGGTCCTCCAGGCGGGTCATCCGTGGTTGCGCTGGCAACGGAGCTGAAAGTAGAAAGCTCGCCAAAGCTATCAACAGAGCGCGCCCAAAGATAGTATGTGGTTGATGCGGTAAGCCCGGTCACGTTGTAAGTGTCGGTCATTGATGCCGCACCATAAACGGGACCGAGAGCTTGCGTTGCTCCTGCTGTGGTGTTTGTCGTGTTTATCCAGATTGTCAGCCCGCGATAGTCTGTGTCGTTTGGGCTTGTCGCGGTCACGTCTATTGCTGTTTGTCCAGCGCTGGCGGCGCTAACATCGGACGGCGGAGATACGGTTGCTGTGGGCGCGGATACGGTAACGCCAGTTGAGGTTATGTACTCCGACTTGCCGAAATCCGATACAGCACGGACGCGCACATCGTACATCTCACCAGCGGTCACATCCGTGATGTAGAAAAATACGTCTCCGCTACCGTCTGTTTGCGAAGACGGGGCCGCGCCCGCAAGCTCGTAACTGTCGCCCGAACCATTCTTTCTGTATTCTATTTCGTAGCTCTCAACGCTGTTGGATGTGGACGGCGGGAACGACACGAGAAGGCGGGGCAGTGTGACCCCGCCACCCGTATCAAGCGCGGCTGTTGCGCCAGACGTAAACGACAGAGATGCGGGCGCAACAATACCAGACCGCACAACATCAATCTGCGCGCCAGTTGTGACTTCGAACTCCTCGGCCGTCGTCCATTGGTACGGAACGTCTGACCACTCTAGCAGGCTGAGCTGGCATTGCAGCGCCACGCCTTCGCCAACAGCAATGCCCAACGGCCGAATGCTTTCGGTGCGGTACACACCGTCTGCCATTTCGTACCCAGGCAAGTCCAAAGTCACTGGCGAGCCGTTGACAAGCTGCACGGTTTCTGGCCATGCCGTGAATTTAACGGAGAGCTGACGACGCAGATTGTGTGCCTCAATTTTGGTGATGCGCATTGCCTGCGTGGCAGACACCACAAAGTCCAAGGCCAGATTGGTTATGATCGGCTGTCCGCCGTCCTCGGCCGCAGCGCCGGGAACTTCGTATTGCTCCAGCTCTGCATCCTCGTAACCAACGTCTTTGTTGACAAACGACGTGCGGACATAAGTGGCCAATCGACGCGACGGACGCAGAGTTTCTATGGATATCTCAGGGGCAACAAAATCGGAAATCGTCAACGTCGGGGCCTCGTATCGGCCGGGCGCAATCGATCTGCGGCCGCCATTCCGAATGCGGTAGCTGGCTCCAGCTTGATAGAGTGGAGCGATTGCCGCGTGCAGCTCTTGCGTAGAGAACGCCAGAATGCCGCCCGTCGTGTAGCGCTTTTCAGTGCCGCCAGCAGCCAAGGCCACATCCTCATCAGCAACGTCTGCCTGCACCTTGAATGCGTCAAGGTCTATCTGGTTAAGCGGCAACGGCTCCTTGGGGTTCTGCATTTCAGCGTCCAGCGCGCATAGCCCCTGATTTTCGGACCACACCCACGTTGATGGATCGTCGCTGCTTTGGGCCGTGTCCCTCGGGTCCCACACCTTGGACCAATTCATGAGGAATTCTATCTCTGGAGGAGAGCCAGCCCAGCGCTCTCTAAATGATGAGGCAGGCCCAGCATCACACCTCACCCAGGCAACAGTAAGCCCCTCCCACGCATCAGTTGCGCTGAATATATCTCCGGCCTCTGTAACCACTTGCGCTGGCGGTCCAGTCTGTTCGCCCAAGCCGACCCATACCTTGAAATGCCCTGATATGACGCCAGTCGTTGGCGTGGCACCGCCAGATGCGGTGAAGTCGAACGCATCGCCCGTGAGGCTCAGCGTCTCGCGATCAACGCGAATTGTCATGTTGCCGCCATCAGACGCGCGAGAATTCAGTATCAGGCATCCGTAAAGAACGTTGTTCTTGACGCGCCACGGCGCTGGGCTTCCTTGCAATAACACGCGCCCATAGGCAAACCTTACGGGGGGCAAGCTGTTGGGCTGAGCAAGCTGCTGACTGAGATTGGTTGGCGTCAGCCTGGGCGCGTCTGGCCTCGTGAGCAATGACAGCGCAAGAGATAGCCCCACCTGCACCACAGTGATAATAACGGCCGAGACAATGGCCGCAGTGGTGGCCGATAGTCCGGCCGTCACAAGGGCGGCTGTGAGCGCAGCCGTGATGGGCTCCGCGTTGGCAGGCGTCGCAACAAAAGCTGCGACGCAGCTAGACAGGACGATAATAGATAGAAGCCGCATCGCCAGCTATCCTAAATCCACCAGGGCTCTTGCATGCCCATCCATCGCCAATCCACACGCCCAGAGTTTTGCCGCCAATGACGGCCACATCGCCCTCTTGATACATCGCATCCGACAGCATCACAAACCCAAGCTCAGCATGCATTGCCATTGCGGCGCTATCCAGGCCACCAAAATTGGCCAGCATGGAGTTGGCTTTGGCGTCCGTGTCATACAGGCCAGCAACGCGCGAAGCCTTGTCAAATCCCGTCAGCTCATCCGATACAAGCAAGGCGCTGCGCACACAGTCCGCAGCGCCCATTTTAAATTTTCGCAGCATGTGCTTTGCAAGAGCTTCCTGCACTACGCCTCCGGCCAATCTATCCTCCGCTTGAGCATCCCGACCAAATGACGACCAGCCGTGTCAGAGGCAAAGCCTGCCGTTCGCTGGCTTTCCGAGCTGTGATTGAGCGCCTGGGCGCGGCGCGGCGCATTCCCGTCTCGTATCTCCAACAGCATGGAGTGCTGGCGCGTGTAACCGGCTCTCTGCGGGTCGCCATCAGACGACACTTGAAAGCGCTGCGCATCCACGACGCCAAAAAACAAATCCATGGGCGTGCCCAAGAGCTGGGCCTGGGCAGACGGAGGGCGGTCTAACGCACCAATGTATATGGCGGCCTCCCTGTTTCTGGGCAGGGGCGACGCAAGCACAGCAAGCTCATCAGCTATAATGCCGTGCAGCACCAGCGTTGCTTTGGATGCAGCCGCGCCCGTCGCGTCAGCAGGTATCTGGACACCACCAAAGTTGCCTATTCCCGTCCACGAGTTTCCGCCCCACTCCAGCGTGCCCACGGAGTTATGCAAGCGCTGACGGCCGCCCGGCCAATCTATGTCAACAAAAACGCAGGGATACCAGACCGGCTTTGATATCTCGGCAAGGAGCTGAGCATTTATCGAGCGCATCAGGACCATGGCGTTACCGTGACGTACTCGCCCAATTCATCAGTGAACACCTGACGGAGCTGCACTGCCACAGGATCGTGCGTGCCACTCGCGTTGCGCGGTATCTCAATCGGTACTGTCGGACGCATGATCACGGATTGAGCTGCGCTCAGTGTCACCAAATCGCCAACGGTGAAAACGTTTCTCTGCACTCGCACGATAGCATCGCCCGAGCTGTCCGCGTATGCCGTATCTATTACGCGCACGTAATCTTGCCCTGGCTCCAGCTCAACCAGCTCCCCGGCAACCGCCACAAGCTCGCCAGAGGAAAAGCCGGGGAGCGTTATGGTGTACGATCCAACGGCCTTGATGGCGCGCTTTGACGTTCCCTTTTGCCACGTCACGGCCGCAGCCGCGCCGTTCCTCCACGTCACTGTTTGATCGGTCCCGTTTTTCCAGATGAACGCCGTGGGGGCCGGGCGGTTGCGCACACCATCGGGACAACGCTTGAGCTGCACACAATTGGCCCCGCCTCGCAAGAAATCCCGCAGCGCCTCCAGTCGGCCAATAGACCTGCCATTGTCGGCATATACGAGCGACGCCAAAAGCCTGCGCCGCTGCGTTTGAGAAATTCTCTCATATCCACTGATGGCGGACACGCTGCGCTCCGTCACATCGTCATACCGCCAATCTTGCTCTGCTGGCGTAAGATCGTCTGGCGCGACATAGACCGTTGTTGTGGTCATTCTATAAACTCCGGGTTGCTGCCAGACAGGGTGGACACATCACCCAGGATCGTCTGCCGGTGGCGCTGCAATCGTGGCTCCATGCGCGCCATAATCGCCTCCTCGCTCGCGCCGTAAATGTTGTTGGTCATGGGCGCGTATATACCAGCGCCGCCGCTCATCATGTCTGCGGTCTTGCTGGCATCCAATATTGTGGACGCGCGGCCGAAGTATCGCAGCTCCGGCCCCTCCTCTCCGACGATTGAGAACCTGCCAACAGGGGGCTGCCCGCCGTCTCTAAATGCCTTGACCGTCGTGCCCCCGGCTTTCCCGCCCCCACCTATTGCGCCAAACACTCCGCCCAAGATGGAGCCCAGCAGGCCGCCGCCGCCAGATCGGCCGCCGATGTTGAGCACAGACGTGAGCACGTCGGCCAGCACATTCTGCACGCTCTCCAGCTCCAGTATGGCAAGGGCAATCTTGAGTATTGCCTCCTGCCAACTTTCTGACGCAGTGGCCGCGTCAAATATAGCGCGCGTCAGCGTCTTGGCGTCGCTCGTGAGAATGCGGACCTGCTCAGCTTCCTGCTGCTCCGCGTCCTCGCGCTGGCGTGATTGCGCGGCGGCTTCCGCCTTGGCAACGGCCAGCTTTTCAATCTCTTTTGTCAGAGCGATGACGCGCGCCAGCTCCTCCTCTGATACAGCGCCCTGCGAACGAATGGCGGCCTCAAGCGCTCGCGTTGCAGCCGCTTCTTGCTCATGAGCCGCCCTGACCCGCGCCGCGCCCAACTCCGTCAGGCGCGAAAGCTCAATGTCGCGCTGGCGTTGCAATCGCAAGTCCGCGAGCTGCGCGGTTAGGCGCGCGAACGCTTGCGATGCCTGTTCGGCCGCCCGCGCATCCTGACTTAGCGCGGCCGATCTGCGCGAGCCGCCAGAACCGCTGCCCCGGCTGCCGCCAGCGCCGGGTGGATTGGGCAGCGTCCTGTCGCGGATGCGCCCGGCATTTTGCAATTGCTCCAGCCGATGCTGGCGGTTTGCGATTTCGTCGGCCAAGTCTCGATTTGCTTGGCGCAACTCTGTCAGCTCTTTCTCCGCCAACTGACCCGCATATGTCAGACCGCCGCGCACGGAACCAGGGTCGCGCGCGACCAAATCGTTAAGCTCCTGTATGCGCGCGTTGTTCTCTGCCAGCCTCTCAGAGGCCGGTGCGTTGAGCAATCCAATCGCCTGCCCAATCCGATCGATCCACGCAATGATGGTGGGCAGGGACCGAAACATGCGGTCTGCCAAATCAGTGATGAGCGGGGCGGCCTGCACTAGCGCGTTGGTCAGTCCGGTACTTATTACCTGCCCAAGAGCGCGCAGCTTTGCAGACGCCTCCGATGCGGCCGCAACGGTATCGTTGTCCAATACAAGCCCGAGCCTGCGCGCCTCTTCGCGCGCGGCACGTATGCCCTCCTCGCCCTGCCGCAGGAGAGGCACAAGCCGAGGCCCCGCGTCCTCTCCAAACGCAGCCGAGGCCAACGCGGCAGCCTTAGATGCATCCTCAAGGTTCGCGATCTTGCGGGCTATCTCATCAAACACATCGGAGCTGTTGCGAATGTTGCCACTGGCATCGCGAGCATTGATGCCCAGCTCCTTAAATGCCAGCGCGCCTGGGCCGCCACCCGTCGCGACGAATATGGAAAGACGGCGATTGAGGCGCACAAGCGCATCGTCAGCGTCTCTGAATTCTCCGCCATTCTGATTGACGGCAAATCGCAGCTCTTGCAGTTGCTCGGCTGTGGTGTTGGCGCGATTGGCCATGTCGCCAATTGTTTCGGCCGCCGCCAAAGCGTTCTTGACCAGCAGCAAGAACCCCGCGCCCAGGGCAGTTGTTGCCGCCAGAGCGACGCCAGCGCGCTTGGCCACTTTGCCAAAGGACAGTCCCACCCGGTCAACGCTGCGCTCCATGCGCTTTGTGCGCTTGTCGGTGCCCCTCTCCGCTTTGTCCAGATCGCGGAAATACTCCTTGAGAGGGACAGAGATTTCATATTCTGCGCGGCCCACCAGATCGTTCATGCAGACCCCCATGCAGCAAAGGCCGCAGCGAACTGTTCAGGCGTTTGCGTCCTAGACGCATTTGGCTGCTTGGGCAGCAATGCAGATAGACGCGGGAATGTCTTGACGCGACCCAGACGCGCTGTGTGCCACGCCTGGGCCAGCGCGGCACGCTCTCCATCCTCGGCCCGATCTATCAGCCCACGCATTGCCATATTCGTCTCCGCTGGCGTCAGGCTCCAGAATTCGCCGGGCGGCCCTCCAGCTCTACACCAAGCCCGAACAGCCGCCGCCACCATGTCAGTCGGGGCGGCGGCTGGCGCTCCCCCTGCAATTCATCCTTCACGCTGGGCGGCCCATGTATGGCGAGCGTCACAGCTCGCTCCAGAGCCACCTGCGTTATGCTGATGGGTGGACTGCGGTCCATCCACCACGCAGCGTCCGCCCTCTCATCACTGGCCGGAAATCCGCAGCACAGAACGACGGCAAGCGTTGTCGTGTCTGGGTCCGTCAGGACGCGCTCAACCTCCTTTGGCCAGTCCGCGCCATAATCCTCGCGCAGTCTCGCCAGAGCCCGCCAATCATATCGCAGCTCGCGGAACGCGGCTGCCAGCTCCTCAGCGCCAACATCCATGCCGCCGCCTTATGCCGTTGACGGCGCTGTGCTGGAGATGCTTTTGCTGTTGACCTTGACAGTGAATTCGCACGTAACCGGATCGTCGGAACCGGCCTCCATGGAGTTGATAGAAAAGCCGGTAGCCGGGCCGGTGACTGTCAGATATTGCGCCGTGCCGCCGCCCGTAATCGTCTTGTAGCCAATCACGTAGGACCGCGCCGTGGTGCCTGGGTTGGCCGTCACGTCGCTTTCCAGGTTCGTGATGTTGGCGTTGTTCGGGTCATACTTAAGCGTCACCGTAATTTCGCCCAGATCGGCCAGACCCTTGATGGCCTGCACGGCCGTATCTTTCAGGTCCGTTGCGTTCCCTGTTCCGGCCGAGATGTTCGGCGGGGTGATGCCAACAACCTCCGCAATCTCCGTGTAGATAGAGCCGCCAGCGGTGTTGACGCGGTAGAATTCCGCGTTGAATGGGATTGTTTCGGCCATTTAGCCCTCCAGTTTCAGCGCTGCCCGCGCGCTCTTTTCGTCGTCATGAAAGCCAAAGCGGCCATCATCAACAAACTCGGCCCCATCCTTGGCGGCGGCCGCAATTCGCAGCGCGCCAGTCTGCGGGTTGAACAACGCGACGCCGCCGCGCGATTTGCCCAGATCGGCCCAGCCTTCCGCCATGCTCACCAAGTCGGCCATTTAAGTCTCCCTTGCAATCGCCACCCGAGCAACCACAGTGCGGCCCTCAAGGCTATCATCGGTCAACGCCTGCACCGGCCCATTGACCACGCTTGTCAGAACACCGTTATAGCCCGATATTGTCAGTGCAGTCGAGAGCCCGGCACTGCGTCCATTGGCATGCAAAAGATCGTACACCCGCTCTGCAATGCTATCCACCGCAACAGCGGAGCCAGCGAAATCCACAAAGCAGTGCACGGCAACCTCTGGTAGCCGCACCTCCTTACCCTTCATGTTTTGCAGACCCAAGGGCGATGCTTGTGGTGGATCGATAACCACATACGGCCGAGGCGCATTGTCCGGCACCTGCGGATAGAACACACAGGGCTCTGAGTTGAATGTGCCCAGCAGCGCCGTCAGCGTGCTGTCGGCTGACAAGCGGGCATGGATGGTCGCGCCGATGCTCACGGCTGCCTCAGAATGCGGGCAACGGTTGCCTTGTTGTCGATCAGCGCGCGACGCAGATACGGCCTCGGTCTCTGCCGAACATTTCGGCCGCGCGCGTCTGTGCCGGTAAAGCCCAACTCAAGCCGCCTCGCATAGACCAAATTGGAGCCGTAGGTGCCCTTAATGACCCTCTTGCTTGGCTTGACCTTTATGGCGATGGACTGAATAAGACGGCCCGTCAATCGCTTGGGCGGCTCGCCTGGGCGTGATGGCGCGAGGCCAACGACAGACCGCCCAGAGCGCTTTGTGGGCTGCCCCCGATTGATCAAGCGGCGGGTCTCTCCTTGAAGGTACAGCAGCGCTTGACGCATGTTGCGCTCCATGCGGTCCCGCATGTCAGCTTTGATGCGGTCGCCATACCACTCAGTGCGCGCAGGCATGTCATCCTCCGGCCTTGTATTCGTGCCCTACACACTCAATACGCCTGCCCGTGGCAGACGGCAATACCGCGTCAATCTCCACGATCCGGCCATCCTTCCTGATCTGATCGCCCTTTTGCACATCAGTGCCGGGCGGACAGGCAAAGCCCCATTGCGTCGCCTCATCAGGCCGAGCACCAAGGATTTGCTCGCGGCCGGAGCGCGGATGCAGGCGGCCCATCACGGGGCTGCCCGTGGCCAGCTCTGCATATGTCTCTGTATGCCCGCCCTGCCCATCGCTCACGCGCGTGCGCCGATAAATGGCGTGGCCGGGTGTGAAAATCCCGCGCATCAGTCTGGCATGTCCTCCAGCGGATCGATGCCCACGGCCGACAGCACGAAGTCCGCCAGATCAAGGCGGCGGTCCTGCGTCCAAAACGCGGCCGTCAGAATGTCATCGCTTGTCTGCGTCGCGCGCGCACCTGCGCCGCGCAGCTTGGCCAAAGCCGCAACGACTAGGCCGCGAAAATGGTCGCCCGCCTCAATTGGCTCTGCAAGGCTGTCGCCATATAGCGTGGGCATAAAGTTCACATCCCACTTGTAAATGCCGCGCTGAAATCGTGGCCGGATTTCGGAGTGCAGATACACTGCATCGGTATCGATTGAATACGTCTCGCAAAGCGCTGCGATTTCCTTGGCGGCCGCATGTACCTGTGTTGGGTTAATTGCGTTTGGCCCAGGCTCAAATGGGCTCTCTTTCGCGCCAGCCATTCCACACAGAGCAACGCCTATATTGCCTGTGTTGAAGCCGCCCGCGTGCCGCGCGTACTTCCCATCGCGCACGTTGCCGTTGTCCTCCGGCGCGTGATCGCCAAGGATTGTCCGCCCCGCTCCGGTCACAAGGAGGTGATACGAGCGCATGTCAATGTGGTTTGGCTCGTGGGTTCCGCCCGTCCAGTGAAGCGTGATCTTGCTGGGCATTACAGTCTCCTGTGCTTAGTGAGGAGCGCGCGGGCGGCAGGCGGCACTCCGCTTTCACCACCAAGCTGCCTCTCGGACAGTTGGTAGCTGTAACCCATGTCGCTCTCACCAGTGACGCCGCCAGCGCCCTTGAGCCGCGCACCAACAATCTCGGCGGCTGCTTGCGTTACCTCTGCCGGTATGCTGTCGCTCGCATATCCCGCCGTGTACGTGATGCGCCACCTGTTGGGGCCGCGCTCCCACGAGCTGCGCGCAGAGCCGAATGCGCCGCCATATCCTGGGCTGATGTACAACAATCCGCGCGCGCCGTCCTGTGTGTAGGCGGCTGCCGCCACGTCCTGCCCGGTAAACATGTCGCGGACCACCAAGGCGGGGGAGGTGAAGACGGGCCAAGACGCCAGCTCTATGGAGCGGCCGCCACCATCCGCGTACTCCACATGCGCCGTTTCGATCAAAGGTCTGGCGCAGTACGCATCAACCACCGCGTCAGCGCCCAGCAGAAGCGCAGTTATCTGCGCATCTTGATCGGTGTCCGTGATGCCCAGCGCCGCCTTGACCTGGGCCAAAGTGGCGTAAGCTGACATGCGTTACTTTGCCTTGGTCTTGGCCGGAGATGCTGGCTTGGTCTTCTCGGGCTCTGCTGGCTTTTCCGCCTTGTCAGCAGCGGCGTGCGCGGCCTCGGCATCATCAACCTCACCCACGACACCGCCCGCGCGGAGCTGGCGCATATCGACTTCCGAAATGCCCTCTGCCAAATCGCCTTTTGCAAAGCCCATATCTGGGCAGTCGAGCTTGAATACCAACATGCTTGCCTCCTGTCGCTCTGGACGTGGGAACGCACCGGGCAGCTATGCGTTCGCAGATCAAGAGTGGGCAGTTTCGCGTCATGCCCAGGACACTGCATATGGCCTACAACGGCCTCCAGCGTCTTAATTCAGGCGCGTTACGCCCGTGGATGTTTTGGGCACGATCTTGGCCCCACCGCGCACGGCGGTGACGGACAGAGCGGCTGTGTCTGTGTTGGCGCGGCTCAGGTTGGGCGTGAACTGTAGCCGCATGAACTCCTTGGCTGCCGCCGCATCGAAATGCGCAATCGCCACGCCCGTGACGGTGCCGCCTCCAGAGGGTCCTGTGGCCACCGTCGTGGCGCTGATCGCGTCGCCAAAGTCGGCAACGTTCGTGCCGCTGCTGTCGTCCGCATCCTGCGCATTCGCCGCAATCTGCAACGTCTCGCTCGCCCCCAAGGTGGCGGTGAAGCCGATCAGAAACGTGATGCCCTCTGCGTCGGTAACATCGATGTAAGCGCCATCGACTTCGGTATTGTCTCCCGCGCCGCCCGCCGTTACCGCCGTGTTGGCTGCGCCATATGCCGGGTCCATCACCGCGGCCAGATCGTGCATATTTGCTGCGCCCATGATGAGCCTCCTGCCTTGTGTTTCGGTGCCCGTCTTTCCGGGCTGTCAACGTTTTGCGGCCGCCGCCATGCTTGGCGCGCCCTTGGGCGGGCGGCCGTGCATCAGATTACAGCGCGGAGTAATCGACGCTGGTACGCTTGGCCAGCGCCGTTGTCCGGCGCAGGGCGATATCGTGGTGCATGGCAATGCGCGCGGCCGCCTGATAGCTGCTGATCAGATGCACGGTGCTGCCCTGGGTGTCGGTCACGGAGCCGGAGCGGAACACTTCATAGCTCACGTTATCGCTCTGCCCGATGAACACTTCGGACATGTCCGCGAAAGCCAATGTGCCGGACGGCATATTGTTACCCGCCTGATAGCCGTAGCGCCGGACGCGGCCCTCGCCCATTTCGGGATACAGATGGAAATCGCCCTTGTAGAGGTCCATAAGGTCCTCCTCCACATCGGTGTCCATCAGATATGCGCCATCCTCGGGCATGTTGACGTGGTGCGCTGTGCGCAGGGTTTTGCGCAGCGCCTTCAATTCGTTCTTCACGTCATCAACCGTGGAGGTGGAGCTGGCGGCCGAGTTGGCGGCGGCCATCTGGCGCAGAATGCCCAGGCACTTGCCTTCCGTCCCATCACCATCCAGGAACGCCGCGTCCTCCGCAGCGCCAGCGGCGGCCAGCAAATCGCGCGCCACAATCTCATCCATCCGAACGTCGGCAACATCCAGCATCTCCAGCGACATAACCACGATGGCCATCAGCCGCTTTTGTGTCAGTTGCACCCGGCCAGTGGTCAGGCTTGTGGCGTTCTGGTTTGCCCCTTCGGCACCATAGGTGGCCGTCGCGCCGCCAGTCACGCCAGGAATGTACGCCGTGCCGTTGGGCATCGGAAGCACCTGGGCACCAGCCGCACGCACGATGGAGCGAGGACGCAGGGCCTCGAAGAATGACGCGGCCATCGTCTCCGGGATCATGGAGCCGCCACGGTCAAAGTCTGTGGTCAGCAGCGCATTCTTCATGTGAATGTCGCCCAGCTTTTCCGCCAGACCTGCGGCCGCCTTGCGGTCGCCCTTCTCGGCCGTCAGGTAGCGCATTGCCGCGCCCAGCTTTTGGGCAGGGTTGCGCGGGTCCGGCTTTTCCTTGTCAAAGGACTTGGGCGAGAACAGGCGCAAGACAGGATCGCCTGCAATCTGTTCATCCGTCTTGTCCTTGATCTGGTCTGCCAGACCCTTCACATACTTGTCCACAGCGGTGCCCGCAGCATCGCCCACGGCCTCGTCCACAACGGCCTTGATGGCGCTCTGGAACTGTTCTTGCGTCATTTCCATGTGTCAGCTCCTATGCTTCCTTGGCCAGGATGGCCGCCGCCGCCTGCCCCACATTGATCCGTTTGTTCTTCGGATCATCAATCGTGATAACCGGGGCAGACTTGCGCGCTGCATCTGCAATCCGGTCCTTCTCAGCTCTCAACGTTGCGCGCATATAATCGATACCCTTGGAATGGACCACACGCAAGCGCACGCAGTCAACCACGCCAGCCAGTCCAGCCGCGTCCATAACTTCGGGGGCCTTTTCTTCGCGCATCCTGATGGCGTCCTCTGACCCATCAAATGGCGCTGTGTGCTTGTCGCTGCACGCTGCCCAAATATCTGGATAAGCGACGCGCAGCGCCTCCGCCTCGGCAGCGGGGAATTTCGGATAGGCCGACGATGCAAGCGTCACGGGGCTGTCGTCGCCCATCTCGGGAAAGTTGGTTACCCCATCCTTGGCGGTGGCCTGTTTTACCATGTCCGCTGCGCGCGTCGCCATGTCGCGGATTGCATCGCGCGTCTTGACTGGCATATCCGAGAACTTGTTGCCGGTGATGCGAATGGACACATCACCGGCAGGCACAACTATGCCCTTGCCTGAGATGTTCAGGAATGCGTCTGAGACGCTTTGCGGAGCGCGGCCTTCATCAAGCTCCTCCTCCGCCCACTTCTGCCACCACTTCAAGTCCACACCCTTGGCCCCGGCAAGCATCAACGCATCTGGGTTGGCCGGAATTCCCACGGCCGAATACTCCCACAACTCCTGCTGGGTGATGCGCATGCCGATAAAACGGCCGCCTTGGTCAAGGATATCCTCGGCTGCCAGAATTCGGAAGCCAGCGGACACAGCACGCAAACACCCTTCCGCGTAGCACTGAAAGACATGCTCGGCCATGGGGTTTGCTGCGGCGCTTGCGAACTGCGCGACAGACACCAGAGCGTCACCCTCCACCCCGATGCTGACGGACTGGGCCACCGGAAGCTCGCGCGAGCGATGCGCCCAGAAGACGACGGGATTTGTCAGATACTTGTCAAGCTGCCATCCGTCCGGCTCCACGATATCGCCATCACGGTCCACAGTTGCATTGCTCACAACAAAGCGAATTTGACGCTGATCGCGATCAACCATTTTCGCCCTGTCTGAGCACATCTTGGCAAGGCCGGTGCACGTCTCATCACCATTTGCCAACTCCGCGCGGGACGCATGCTGAGCAAGTCGCTGTTCAATATCCATGGCTCTCTCTTACCTGTTTTTGAGCGCCTTAGCCACCCGGTTCAATTGCTCGCTTATCGCGCGCAACATCAGTGCGTCAAGCTGGCGCTCGTATGGATTGCGGTCTGTCTCGCGCTGCTTCCACAATGCAAGCCTTTGCTCCGGGGCAAGGTTCAGAACTGGCAGGATTGTGCACCGGCAATTTATGTCCTCCTCAGCGATACCGAAATCGCCGGGATACATGGCGCTCGCGCCAGAGTTTGCGTGGCCCACGGGAATGACAAACGGCTGATCAAGCTCAACCACCAAGCCATCAAGGGCGTCATGGCTGGGCCGCACTTCATCGCGCTCAAAACCAACACCCACACCCTGAACCGCAAGCCATTGGCGCTGCGTAACCCCGCCCTGCCGCAGCCCTTCATGCGTGGCAAAGTTGGACGCGCGCACCACTTCTGTGCGCCCTATCGTGCGTGCGCGCGAGACAGTGGTGCCGTCCATCTCAGCCTGCACCCTACCAACAAGCTGGTCAGCAGTCTCACCAGAACCAACGCCCTCGGACAGCGCTGACTGCAACCGCGTCCGCGTTGTGTCGTTGATTTGGGTCACACGATCAGCGCTTGCATTCTCCAGCCACTCAACCACGCGCGGGTCCTGCAATGAGAAATCGATATCAAGGCCAACGCCGTCCAGCGCGGCCGAGCCGAATGCAGCCAGCGCATCTGTCAGCACGGCACGCATTGCCTGCGACAGACCGTCCGTATTGTCCAGCTCGCGCAGAGCTGCATCAACATCGCCTTGCGTCGGTGTCTTGGTGAGAGACGCCATGCGCGCCTGCACCGGCTGCACATCATCGCCCGGCACCGTCACGTATTCGAATATTGGGGAGCGCGGAATAACGCGGCCGAGACCATTGGGCAATGGCTGCATTCCCGCCGCCGCGCGCACTTCATCGTCCATGAACGCCTGCGGCCGCGACTTCATCACCTCCAGATTGTACTCCTTGTCCTCCTCAACAGGAGACAAGAAGCAAAACGCCACATCGTCTCCGAACAACGGGGCCACCTGATGGTTCAGGGCGGCGGCCGTGAGCTTGAGGCGCGGCAAGATCGTATGAGCGGACACCAGATAGTCTGCCGCGTCAATCGTCGCGCGATTGCTGTTTTGAACTTGGCCAATCAGCTCGGGCGCGATGCCCCACACGGCAACGATAATCTCCAGCTCAAAACGGCGAATGTCGGCAAGCGTCAAATCCTTGAAGCTCTGCGCCATCGTCGTCACCTCGACGGGTGACGACGCGATCATGGGCAGACCGGCATTGGTCGGACCTTGGTGGCCCATGAATTTTTCCCGCAGCCGGTCGGCTTGAATTTGATCAAGCGGGCTCTCCTTGCCCCCGGTGATGATCATGTCAGGGCGCGCATTGTTTTGGAGCGTGTGCGCCATGTGCTGCGCGGCCGCCTCATCCACAGCAATCTCATCACCAAGAGACAGGCCCAGGCCAGAGCCTCGGCCATACGGGTCAACCGGGTCAACGGACTTTCTGTGCAGGATTTGATGGCGTGGAATTTTGATGGCTCGGCCGCCGCCTGACGGCTGAACCATAAAGTAATCACGGTTCTCCGTTGGCACCTGATGTATCCACGTGGGCGGGAATGCATAGAGACGCACGGGCGTGCCCAGGCCATTCTCCCTGTCGGTCGCAATCAGCGCAGCGGCTTCGCCCACCAAATCCTCAGTCAGCTGCATGAAGATATCGCGGCGCAACGCATCAAGGACAGGTGAACCACGACGCAGAAACTCGGCCGCTGGGTGGTCCGCCTCGGCCGCCTCCCCATCAATCTCCACATACCACGTCGAAGCCGCGACCATGTGGGCAACTTTGTGGGCAACAGCGCGAATTAGGGGGCTATGGCTGTACGCCTCCAGCACCTCGCGCGCGCCTTTGCGCATGTATCGGTTGTGCCGACTGCTGACCAGCGTCATGCCGGGCGAGCGGTCTGGCGTTCCCGCCAGCACACGCAGCGCAGCTTTGGCGCGGGTCAAGAAGCTCATGCCGACAGCCTTTCAAGATAGGGCAGAGCGCCCGGAATTTTAACGGAGCCGGGGGCGGCAATCAGTCCGTAAATGCTGCCAACAAGCTCCGCAGACGTTCCGCCAATGTTTCCAACGCCAACATTGGCAGCGCCCGACATATCAGCGCCAGATACATGGGCAACCTTTGGTGTGCCGCCCGACATGGCGGCCCACAAATCGTCTCGCGTGACAATTGCTTGCGCTACGCCATTAACCTCAAGAGACGGACTTCCTATCGATCCATTGAACGCAGTGCTTGTGTTGTTCTTTCCGGCGATAAGGCCGCTGCCATCGCTGCCCTCAAGCAGGAGATAGCTGGTGTCCGATGTGGCCATGGATACAAATACTTGGTAATCACTCTGCCCGCCGCCCGGCCAAATCAGAGTGCCCTCTGCGGCGGCTTGCTCAAGTCGATACACACCGCCCGATACGCGCAACGTGGCCCGGCCTGCGTCGCTCTCATAAGTAACATGGTTGCCGGGCACGTCCGTTGGATCAGACAGGCCCTCGGCCGCCATGTATTCCGCAAAAGTTCGCCCGCCAATCTGAGACACATCGCCAATCCATCCCACCAATCCATCAGCACTGGACTGCGTGGTGGGGCTTGCGCGCTCCACATAGAGCGACGAAATGTCGGCCAGATCGATTTGCACCGCGTCGCTCACGCCCTGCAAGGCAGCCGCAATGGCATAGCGCGAGCCAGCCGTATCCATTCGACGGCGGCGGCCGTCAGAAACGGATGCGCGATACAGGGACATTACTGCCCCCGAACGGTCAGGATGATATCGCCAGTGAAGGCTGAGCCGGACGCAACAACCGGACGGATGTATCGCGGGGCCGAGCGCAGATACACGCGGCCACCAGACGCGGCGGACAGGGCGCTGTTGTTGGCATCGATTGGCGACGTGTCCACGTCTGCCTCAGTTGTCCATGTGGCGTTGTCGTCTGAGCCCTGAATTGTCACACCGTCCGAACTGTTGCCCGTGCAAGTGACACATATGTCAGAGGGGCGGCCGGGCACCTCTACGGCATCGCCAGTATCTCCGTTATCCAGATCGCCCCACGTGATTTGCGAAATCTGGCTTGCTACGCCCGACTTGGTAAAGCTGGTTGCCATGCTGCCCTCAAAAAATCACATTGCCGCGTCGGTATAATTCCACGGCATAGCGCAGCGCGTCAATGATGTGGTTGTTTGCGTCAACGAGCTGCGGCAGTATCTCGCCCGTCTTCTTGTCCACCTTGTACTGATACGCCTTGAATTCTGCAATGGTCCTGACGCATCGCGGATGTATCACGATGTCAAACGATTGCAGCCAATCCACGCCCGCCTTGATTGACCCAGCGCCCTTGGTCGCGCCCTGCACCGAAAAGCCGCGCGCGGCAAGGAAGTTGATTAGGTCTGGCCGTGAGCTGTCCATTCGCCATGGCCACTCCATGGCCCCAGGCACACCCGGCCGGTTGTCTGGGTTTTCCCATCTTGGCGGGTCATTGGTATCACTGCCAGCCAGCAGCGCGGGCAGGTGATCCAGCGATAGCCGCAGCGCCCAGGCTTCGCGGTCTATGTAAAGCGTTTTGCCGTCAATCCAGCAGCCAACGCCGCATGTCGGGTCTGTCTCGCCAAATCCAAAGTCCCCGCCCATCAGGATGCGTGCGCTCTCTGGCGGGGCGCAGTCCTCCACCCTCCAATTCTTGAACACCTGCGCGTCCGTGCGCTGGAGATACGCTCCATTCCATGTGTGCTCTGCCGTCACCGGGTCGCGCGCAAAGTCCCACTCCATTTCCTCGCGCATCGATCCACCGAAATACGGATTGTCCGAGTGGTTCATCTCGACCACGACAGAGCCGGGTGGCGGCCCAGCGGTCCCGCGAAACATCGCGTCTATCGGGTCCTCTGGCAGCTCCGGGTTCCAATCAGCCCAGAACTCTGCGCCCTCATTTCGAAAGATCGTCGGGCGCACCACCCTGATGCTTTCCTCTGATACGTCGCGCGCCTCCGTTATCCAGGCCAGATCAACGTTGGGCATGGAGCGGATTGAGTTGAGGTTTGTCTGGAGCTGGTGAAAGCGGAAGCGCGAGCCGTTCACGCCTCGTATCTCCTCGTTCGTAGCGCTGTAGAACGGACGGCCGCGCCACTTCAAATCCATGTATTCGATGCGGTCCAAGAGGAGCTGATAGACCGATGTGCGGATTGAGCGCTGAAACTGACGCAGGCACAGCACGTTTCTGAATTCGTCGTTGAAAACCCGGAGGATCGCCGCGTCTGCGAAGCTGTAGGATTTGGCCGAACCACGGCCGCCATGCAGTGCCTTGTAGCGGCTGGGCCTGTATAGAGCTGCGGCTTTGGGGGGCGGCGCGAGACGGAGCGGCATTAAGCGCTGCCGACTGTTTCCATGATGCCTCTGATGGCGTCCCGATTGCCAGCCTCAATATTGCGCTGCACCACCTCAAGCGCTTGCTCGCTGCTGATGGCGCGCTGATCCTGCATTGCTAGCACTTGGCCAAGTATGTGCGACAACAAGCACATGCACTCAATATCTGAAATATTGTGCTTACCCATTACCACCGAAAAAGCCGCTAAAAGCTCCTCTCGGGCACCACTCATTCGGGCCATCTCACCGCGTCCAGCAAGACGCATGCCGTTGTCCGAAGTCATGGCAGCATCCCGAGCGCTGATTGGTACAGGTCCAGCAGCGCGTCTTGCTCCTGTCGCTGTTCCGTTGGAATGTTGCGGCGCTTGATCACCTCCTTAACAGTCTTGGTGTCAAAACCATAAGCCTTGCACTCGGCAAACACCTCTGCCTTCTGCGCGTTGACTTCTTTCAGCTCCTCATTCAAGCGCTCCACGCGCTCCACAATGTTGAGGAGCTGGCCAGCCGCAACAGATCTTTGGGCGGTATTTACCCCGTCTGGGTTCGATCCATCAGGCATCACACAACCTCATGTGTATGCGACCAAGGGCTGGTCGGCTTTGATGTAAAGTGGGTGCCTTGGTGCGCCTGATTTTGTCCGTCCCAAGCACACCAGATCGGCGTCAAAATCCGCAGCGCGGCGCTTCAAGCTTTTCGCCTGGGCAGCCGCGTTCTTGCTCGCACCCCACGCACAAATCATCGGCTTTTTGTGAGCCCTTGAAAGTAGCATCGCGTTGCCGATTGCCACCGAATTTGCAGGCCCAATCGGATCGTCTGATCTGCCGATCTCTTTGGGGTCGGTCGCTCGCAGGGCAAACAGATTAACCACGACAATACCGCCCGCGCCCTCACGCTTCGCAAATCCCATGCAACGCCGGATTGTTGGGTCATCCTCTTTGGCGTCAGCAGTTGATGGGTTGAGCATAACAAAGACCAGCGGTGCTGCATCGGCCCACTGACGCTCCAGCCAATAACGGTATATGCCGCAGGGGCTTATGTCAGCTCCAGACCGAAGGTTCATCAATCCCCGCCCAGCGTCAGATTGTTGGCACGGCTGAACACCGTGCGCTCCAGATACACCCACAGCGCCGCAACAGCGCCGATGGCAGCCATAGCCTTCTCAGAGCCGCCATCCACAAACGCCTGCATTTCGCTGGGCTCAATCGCGCCCGTCGCGACAAGCACACCACCCAGCACCGTGAAGGCCGCCACCCACGTGGACCGCGCCTTGAGAAAATTCAGCTTCATGCCTTGCCCTCCAGCTCTGTCAATGCCTTCTCCGCGATGCGCTTGGCCGGAGCCAATGACTGCGCCCCCGCTATTGCGTGAAACCGTGTCGCGCAGTACCGCAGCAGCGCCCGCGCATCATCCCTATCACGGCGCTCCTGCGCAAGTCTTTGCAGCGCAGCGCGCCAGTCTTTCGGCCGCCGAATGCGCAGCGCAATAACCTGCGTGACACTCCACATCATGCGCCACTCCCACAGCACAAGCGTGGTGATCGTGCAGACCACAAACGGCAGAACGTCAGCCATAATCGGCCCGCTTTCGCGTCTTGAAATTCAGGCCGTTGCTTGATGATCCGACGCGCTTGCCGCCCCGGATAAGATCAAGGCCCAAAGGGTCCGCCTCTGATGCCGATAGCTTCGCATCGACGCTCTCACACGTGCGCCTGCACGCGCCCATATCCTCACACCCCTGTGCGCTAGGACAGTCGCGACACACAAACCATGAGCGTGAAATCTTGGCGACGGGCGCACCGTCTGTGGCGGCCTCTATGTCGCGCCGCACCTTCGGGTCATTGTTGCTGTACATCAGCGCTCTCTGGGTTTTCGTGGGACGCCAAGACGCGCAGCGCTTCAAGGACTTTTTCAGGCTCCACCACATCTGGGAAATACAGGCTGAAAACCTCAACGGCGCTCATGCCTTCATGATCGTTCGGCGCACGATCATCGATCCACTCCAAAAAGCTGCCAGCTTCATGCCAGATTAGCCACGGATTTGGCGGCACGTCTGTCTCGCGCCCTGAGTAAAAGTCCGCCCAATCTGCCCCGTCCATTTCGTTTGGGTCCAGGCCAGCCTCGTATGCATCAACGTGCATATCCGCTATTTCGCCCATGTCTACCTCCTGTTGCTATCGCGGGCCTTTTCTCTCCTTGCCCAGGGATACCCATAAGTTCGTCCTACAGGCCACGGCGCGATTGGTAGACATTTTAAGGGGCCGTCTTGAACCGCGCTAAGCCATCCAGCCCCGCTTAACTGTTAGCCCAAGTTACCCTTAAGAGCAAGCTCCCAAAACCGTGACGCCCCAACGGTAGCAGCCAAGGCGGCGATAAACAGCACGGCCTCCAGACCCACCCACATCACCCAATGCAATGCGGTCATGCGGCCCCCCGCAAAGGCGAGCAACACGAACCACGCAAACCCCATGGTCATGGACACCGCGCAGACTGTCGCAAAAACGGCCAGCGCAAAATTGATCACGGCCCACATCACCCGCTCTCCAGCTCAAATTGCGCCAGCACGTTTGGGTTCAGATCGCGGGCAGCGCGCGCCAGCTCCAGCGCTATTTCCGCATCAGTGTACCCGCCTGCACCGCCGTGTGTCTGGCGAGCATCAGACACTAGCCTGTCCACTCTCTGGGCCAACGGCTGTGAGCCCAAGGTTTCAGCTTCCTGCATTCTCAGCCTCCTGTTGCTGTGCAGCACCAAAGTCTATCACCACGCGGGTGGTGCCGCTGCTGTCCGCGTTGTCTGCATCTGCCACGTCCGGCACGATAGGTGCTGCCTCGCGCCATTCATCCGGGCCGCCCACGCTGCACTTGAGCGCAAAGATTGCCGCCGTCATTTGCTCGCGGGTGCCGGTCAAAAGCCGGTTCTGCATGAAGGCTTCGCGCGCCGCATTGGCCGTCTCGTGGCCCTTCTTTATGGCGTTCGCCAATTCGCCCGCCGCTGCCTTGTCCTCGGGAAACATCTGATTGGGCACATCCCGCATCCACTCGATGACCGATGACGGCGGCAATCTGCAATGCCCACAAGCGCCCCTGAACGAATAACCGCCTTCGGTCATCCACATCCAAACCGATGAAAGCAGCTCAAGCTTCTCCTCTGGCGTTCGCCTGAAAGGACGGCCCACCTTGAAAGCGTTCATCTCCGCCAGAATTTCTGCTGCCGTCGTCATTCTCCGCCCTCCTCCGCTGCAAGAGCTTGCGAAGCCTTACCATATCCCGTGGGTCTTTGAAAAACACGTGGGGGCCGCCCCTGCCCTTCTTGGGCAATACCTTCCCTGATTTCGGCCTCCGCCACTGCCGATCTGCGGACACCCCGACGCTCCGGCTCTTGGCGTACCGATAAATGTTCTCCAGCTTGCGCAACGGCATGCGCTCGATCTCCTGCCACATGTGAACCTCCTGCATAAGCTCTGAAAGCAATCTCTGCCATCTCGACACAGACAGGGCAAAGATCGGGCTGGCCATTGCGATTGATCACCAAGGCATGGCCTTTGCACCTCGGGCATTCGTCAGTCATTGCGGCTTTCTCCTGATGCTGGCCAACGTCTCGGGCCTCGGCCCCTCGTGCGTGCGCGTGCCCTCGTGCGCGTGCGCGCGTATCTCCCCGTGTCGTGGCGTGTCGTGTCGTCTAGTGTCGTGTTGTGTTTGTGTAGTGTCGTGTAGTGTCGTGTC